TGTCATTGTGTCTGGTGTTTGTGCCATAGACCCGTACCCTATCCCGTGATAACTGGGTACGCGCGTAACACTGGGGCGTAATCACTACCCGTGGGTAACCCGTGTTGCGATGTTCGCAAATAGGTGGTAGGTTGAGTTTCTACCCCAAACAAGGAGAGAGACAGATGAACAACAGTTACGGAACCCTCATAGGGAATGTGACCCAAGACCCCGAACTGACCTTCACTACGAGTGGTCAGGCACGCCTCGGATTTTCCATTGCGTGTAACTACGTGTGGTACGACAACGCTGGTGAAAAGCAGGAGAAAGTTTCCTACTTCAACATCGTTGCTTGGCGATACATCGCAGAGGCAGGAGCACGAGTTCTCGAAAAGGGAGTTGGTGCGGTCGTCACTGGACGGTGGGAACAGCGTTCGTACGAGGACAAGGAAGGCAACAAGCGTTCTACCGTTGAGTTCGTTGCTGACACAATCGCAGTGAACAGCCTTTCGCTCGAAAGCATTGAGCGTCGTAAGCGTCAAGACAACGAGGGTGGCAACAGCAATACCCGTGGTGGTCAGCAGTCAGGTGGTCAGCGTCGTCGTCCTGCGATGGCGAATACCGGTGCTCCTGACGACGAACCATTCTGATAGTTCTATGGCGTCGCTTAGGTGTGACGCAGTGACGAAAGCCCCATCTGTTGTGTCTCACCCCCTGAGACAGCAGGTGGGGTTCTTTCGTTATTGGGGATAGTGCGTATGTGGGGAAAGGTACTAATCGTTGCGTGGTGCGTATGGATACCAATACTTGTGTGGTGGTATCTCTAACAATACGTAATGTAGGCGTATCGCATACGATACCCGTGGCATACCCGTGGCACTTGCGTGTCACTCACTAGGAATGTCGTCATCTTCTTCGTCAAGCACCACGCTGTCGTCTGACCACATTTCTACAACGAGACGCAACATAGTGTCGTTGATACTTCCGCTAATGATTTCATCTGCTTTGTAAGAAGTGAGTGCGTCGCTTACCTTAGTGAGCGTAGACCTAGACGCTATGAACTTTGCGTCACGCTTCTGTCGTCCTTCACGAATGCGTCTACTTACTACACTTATTTGACTTTTGAGTAATGCTTCTAGTGTTTCAGCTTCCTCTACTGTGAGTTCTACTGTAACAATACGTACTGTGTCATCGTGTTCATCGTGTGTCATAGGTCTGTCTCACCAGGCCTGCCTGTTACTGCGTGACCTAGTAGTCCTTGCTTGCGTGCTCGCATAATGAGTTTCGATGCTGTCGATAGTGGTCGACCTGTCTCCTGTGCTATGTATGCCTGTATGGGAACGCCTAGTGCGTATGCTTCACGATAGAGAGACGCTATGTATGCGAGCATCTCTACTGTTGTCTGCGAACCTTGATGACGAGGTATCTCCACTCTCTCTACTGTTGTAGTAGGTGGTGTGTACCTACTGCGTCGCACTGAACGAATGAGCGTGCCGAAGTTGAGTGAGCGAAGTATCTTTCCATTGAGTTCACGTGTGCGTGAGCGTGTACCTGATGTATCAGTATCCAATAGAGAAATGGTCACTGATACAGGTGCGTCACCACTACGAGTGCGTCGCCAACCAATGGATACCCGTACGCCTCCATCGACGCCTGCTCCTAGTGCGTTGAGCGTCGTGTCTGTTTCGGTTGTGAAGTCAATGAGTAGTGGTGTGGGTGTGTGTGGTTCGTGTGAGATACCCGTGTCGCCTGCGTCGCTCACTTGCTGATACGCCAATCGACTAGTCGCCCCTGCCACTGCTCCACTGCCTCCTCCGTGCCACACGACGAGCACACCTCGGTCGTGTTGTCTAGTCGTGAGATAGCTCCGGGGTATGCCCCTGGTGTGTCGTTGTTCGGAATGAAACCGTCACAACGAGGGCACTGTCTGAACTTGTCGTGCGTGTCTGTGTGTGTCGTCATAGTCTGAGCATACCTCTCTTACTTGCCGAGCGTGATGATGTCGCCGACCTGAACGAGTGACGAGCCTCGTTCGTTTGCGATGTCCCACGATGCTTGTAGTGCGTGACCATCGCAGTACCTTTCAGTGATTTCGCTCAGCGTGTCACCACTCACTACTGTCACGCTCATTGACGGACACGAGTATGCGTACTTGTTGTCAATCGCTTTGCTCGTTGCGAATGCGAATGCGAATGCGAGTGCGACGACGAGCGTTGCCTTCACGACGAAACGACGACGACGAATGGCTACACGACGAGCGTGCTGTGGTGTTGCTTCCCACCTTGCGTTGGTAAGGCGAGGGTGAGTGGTTGGGTGGTAGGTGGTGTGTAGGTGGTGTGTGTTCATACACCTCACGGTACACGAATGGAATGGTCGTGTCAAGCCTTTCCACACCATTTCCCCCCTGTGGATAAGCCTGTGGATAACCACCTTCCCCTGTGGATAACTCCCTTCGGAGCCCCGTCAACTTTCCTTGATAAGCGTATATATGGGGGGGAGCCAAATTCCAAATTTTTGACCCCCAACTTTCTCGGTTAGATTTATCCAAACACCCCTGAAAAAGTCGTACTTTCTGAATTAACTAGATGTATCACCGGTGAGACGCTGCTTGTCGAGCTTTCTCTCCAAACGGTCTGCAGCTTCCAGCATTTCTGGTGTTAGCTCACCATTTCGTTCGTAATAGGAGATATATGCATCAGCAACAGGGTTTTTATACCCTTTGAGCAAGCTAATTATCCTCTTTGCTCTTTCCTGTGGCGTCAGTATCGTCATTTTCTCTCTCCTGGCCGTTGTAGCAAATGAAATATATACAGATATTTTACCTCTTGTGGATAAATCTATCCGAATTACGGGCGCGCGGCCGCCAATTTCTTAGTTGCCAGCTTTTTGCCCTCTTTTGTAGCCCTGATAGAGCGAGCAATCTTGGGGTTCATCTCCACATACCCGTTCTCGATGAGGTGCTGGATGAGAAGGTGGGCCGTAGATGAGCTGGTGTACCCCACACAGGCCCCCACTTCGCGTACGTTGGGCGCAAAACCGTTTTCCTCAACATGCTTCAGGATAAAGCGCAGAGCGTGTCTGGCGACTTCTGGTGAGCTGATGGGGTATCCCTGGCGTGGCTTCTTGGGTCTCATTTTGGTCCTCTTGATGTGTATTGGGGGTGCGTAAATCTTGAGTCGATATATATCAACCTTGCTGATATATATAGCATCAGGCTTTCTTTCGGATAAATCTATCTGAACTTTGGGTTTGGATGGTTTGGATTGGGGTACTTGGGGGCAACATATTGGTCAACATCTTGGTCAATCTGGAACCAATACAGTTCTTCGGGGTCACTTTTAAAAAAAATCGCGTTGGGGCTTGCGCCTTCAGGGGAATTCTTAACCCATAAACGGAAACGAAAACGGGGGTTGCGGCGCTCGGGCGGTTTTTTCCACCTGTAGGCGTTGCGTCTCACGAGGTCTTCGTAGGCCTCTTGTGGGGTTTCACCCCTCCCGACATGCATCGCCTCCGATGATGACCAGTATTTAGCGCAACTCACGTCGTCGCCGAATGCCGTATCTTCGGGGAACCTGTACATATTTGGGAACGCGACCCATCTGCCACCTTCGTATACCCCGCCATAGCGAGACTGACGGATGACTATTGGGTACATCTCGAATTCTGGGTCAGGGCCGTGCAGGTCTTTTGGCTTCTTGCGGCGCTCCATGTCAGGATTCCTCCTCTTTTGTCTGTTGGTACCTTTCAATCGCTTCATCAAGACCGTCTGGGTCATCCCCGTTGTTTATCTTTAGTAGAACATCAACAAGCAAATCGGCAACGGATTCCATTTCTAGCGCCCGTTCCTGCCATATCTTTGCTGCGCTTGCGTGGTATTCGATTTCGTGTTGTTCTTGTTCCGTCGCCCATGAACAACATGGGCAATCACCGCATGGTGCTTCGTCTGTATCAATGTCTTTTGCCATTAGAAAATCACCTCTCTTTTTCTTAGTTTTGTCGGAAGGTTCTCCGGCCCAAACACCGGAGCGTTTGACGGCCTGTAAGTGGCGTCGCCATCTCTCTCTATTGATTCGAACACGTGGACAAACGACCGAAGCATGACAGTTATCTCGTCTTTGGCTAAAAACGAACCAGGGCAACGATGTGTGCCACGCCCAAATGTCATATCTTGGTAGTAATACATGGATGCTAGCTCGAAATCTACAACGTCTGCCTTTTCTCGGATAGATTTATCCATATTTGCCGCTGAATAACCAAGAAACAAAAAAGTACCTTTAGGGAATATCACATTCCTGTACTCAATATCTTCAGATGCGTACCTTACGCTTCCACGCACTGGGGAGTTGGTTCTCATTATTTCTTCAACCATTGTTTCAAGGGCGTCGACCCCTGCATCCCAATACCTCTTGGAAAACTTTTCATATTCTCCGGGATTAGACAAGAAGTAATCAAAAATCATTGAAATTTGACATCCAACAGTGTCTACTCCACCACCGTAAAGAGAGCCGACAATTATTGCCAATTCGTAGTCATCTAGTCCCATTTCTTCCTGGGCGTCAACAAGTTCGGAAATAATATTTCCATCTACTGGGGACCTACGCATCTCATTAAATATTTTGCGCATATAGGCGAAAAACCTATTCCCAGCATCAACTGATTCTTTGGAGTTCTCCCCAGGATTTCCCTCAAAGTGTTTGATGAGTGAGCCCGTCATCTCAACCATAAAGGGCCAATCGCTCTTAGGAATTCCAATGGTTGATGAAATTACATAGCTCGGATACCTGGATGCGATGTCGGAAACCACATCTATTCTTTTTTTGTCCATTATGTCTGCAATTATCTCGGTCGCTATTGATGTGCATGTTTCCACGTGGTTGCCGCGAAGAGATTTAGATATGTGCTTTTTTATTTTTGTGTGTTCTTCGCCCTCTAGTGCCAATAATGCTTTTCTTCTATTGTTCTCCAAGTTTGGGTCAATGCCCATCTTCATTGCCAGAAGTCTAAAAACACCGTTATGCCAGCGTGGGTCTTTTAGTACAGCTAAAACGTCCTTGTTCCCACCAATGTAAAAACCTAATTCATTTTTTATCAGCCAAAAACGCTCCGACATTTCGGCAAGCGCTCGAATTTCCTCAGACCTAGTCTTGGACGGCGAATTTAAATCCCCATTAAGGAGGTGCAAATTTAAAAAAGGTAACTGCATGTCACCAGCATGTATTTTGGTTTCTTTATTTTCCATAGTGGGCCCGGTGGGGATTGAACCCACGACCGACGGATTATGAGTCCGCTGCTCTAACCACTGAGCTACAGGCCCGTAGGGTTACATCTCTAAATAGGGTCGTACGTCCGTAACAAACGAGCCTATTTCTGGCGCTTCGACTTTGTTTTCAGAAATCGCGTAATTTATCCACGACCACATCGCCTTACATGCTCCACCGTCACCGCGAAAAATTACTTCGACAGATACTGAATGGTCAAATTCTCCATTAACTTCTGAACGTATATCTTGTTCTGCAAGAATATCTATTAGATACTTCTCCGCTCCATTTATGCAGTCAAAATCAATTGCATCTTGCACGGGTTCCCAATCGTGAGTCCATTGTAGACCTGTAGATATAGATGAATTAACTACATCGGCAGCTCGCCAGTGAGTTGCTCGTGGGCCAACATAGTCCGGAAGGGAGCACCAGTACCCTGTGTACGTGTCTGACTCCGGAACCATAATGTTCCACCTTGCGTCTACACCCATTCGCCGTAGCTTTGTAAAAGCGCGTGTCATTTTCATATAAGTAGAGTTTTTAGGTCTTGTAAACGGTTCCTGGTTAGCCACCCGCATGGCTCTTACTATTCCATCAGAACCTATTAGGCGGGAACGCGGTACAAATAATCCAAGCTCTTTGTTGTATTCATTTTCTGGAGACCGAACAAGACCTAGAGATGAAATTCGTTTCGATTCTTCTTCATATCTAGAACGGTAATCACTGGGTTTGGTTGATAGTTTCGAACTCATGTTCGCAATAGTATTAGCTGTTTGGTGATTTGTCAACTGCTTTTCTTTTTTTTAAATCTGACCCATAAACGCTCATGCGAGTAATAGAGAGCTACTTCCCATGTTTGCTGAATCAAACCAATAAGGAAAGATGCTCCAATATCTCGGGTTACGGCAAAAGCTATACCTAGAGTAAAAAACAGGTCCAATAAATACCATGTAATTGTTTTTGCTATAGATGTTTTTACGGAATCATTGTGCATTTAGGTTAATCAATTCTTCAAATTCGCCGGAACGGATTCTACTGTCCCAATCTAGTGATTTTTTGTACCACTGACAGTCTTCGCACCCATCTTCTAGGTGGCCGTCCGGCGGCGGCCCAATCATTAACCCGTTATGCACGTCACTAATCAATAGTGGGAGCATTTCAGCAACTAAATTTTTCCATTTATCTGTTTGTTTTTCCATTGTGGGCGCTGAGGGTCTCGAACCCCCGACCTACTCGGTGTAAACGAGTTGCTCTACCGCTGAGCTAAGCGCCCGGTATATCCACAAACCAAAAAGTATCTCTCAGTTTGTGAGGACATCCCCTGCATCGACCTCCGGCAGCATTCTCTTAGGGGGTATTGGTAATCCGCCAGCGTTCATTCTTGTCCACGTTTTTTCGTCAACAATGTTGTAGGTCCATGCATCTTGGGTGTAGCCAATATTTCCAGGATGAGGACGCCTATCAACTAGGGATTTGAGTATTGCCCTCTCTCCGGTGTCATCAACGGTTACAAACCACCTGTTGGAAGGGTCTGAAGTGTGCCAAATTACGTATACAACATCGAAGTCTTTGCCACCGATGTGTATTTCACCAAGGGTTCCCCTGTTATTGGGCATTGTGTTTCCTTTCTCAGTGCCTCCGGTGGGAATTGAACCCACGGCCAACACTTTATAAGAGTGCTGCTCTAACCACTGAGCTACGAAGGCTCGGAGTTAGAAACGTATTCGCTCTGTTCTTTTTGTTTTCCAAAAATAGTTCATGACGAGGCTCTTTGTCAACCTTAATTTAGCGCAACATTATTCGCCCTGCTCAGCAAGGTCGTATTTTTTATTGGCAAGCAAATCACTAACATGATTTGGATACAAAAGAAACCCTCTAGCCGGGTTGTCCTGTCCGCCGAGGCTAATTTTTGTCTCTTCATTAAATATCTTTTTGTTTGCTTTTAAATAACGCTTTAATCGTGATACTTCCAGCATCAAAAACGCCCCATCTAGAGAAAAAATATAAATCCACCACTTCGATGTAGTTACATTTATCCCGCTGGGAACCCAAATCCTCTGCCCGTTCTCGTCGAGCATACCTCGCGGGTTTTGGTTTGTTTCGATGACCATGCGCCCATTTCGATATCTATCTGTTTTAACTTCGTAATCACCGGTAGTTATCGCTTGCAGAAAAGAGCGGGCATAGTCTTCCCCCATTTCTCCGAATTTTAAGTCCTCGGCGAAATTGAACTCTTTATTTGATATGTCAAAACCCCTCATGGTGCAGTTTTGTAATTCTTTATCCACTCGTCATAAGTGATTGGCATTTCTTCTTTAAAAAGCAACGCCGCAGCATCGGCGAATTCTCGTATTTCCATTTGTGCGGTTCCGTGTGTTCGCAAGGAAAGGAAGTTCATTAACGAGCGAGCATTGACCGTCCAGTAAAACTCCGTATATGCGCCGACCGGGATTACAATTCTGGCTAGCTCTTTTGCTACTCCCATGTTCAGTAATTCACGGTAATGGCTGAAGGCTTGGTTGTATGCCTTTTCCACTTTCCCGCTTATTGAAAACAACTTATCTTCATCAGTGATTGGCTCGAACTTGTATGCGCCAGGCTTTCCGGCCTGCGTCCTGATGTATTCAGGTTCTGGGATGTACGCATCTTCTGTCATCTCGGAGTACCTGCCGGAAAATTCATTAAATGAACCGATGCGATGTCTAAACCATTCACGCGCGACAAATATTGGGCATCTGACGTGAAACCTAAAGGCGTTATGTTCAAAAGGTGTTCCGTGTCGCTCGCGCATAAGGAAACCAATTAACCCAATGTCTGCCGTGGTTATTTCCTCTGAATGTTTTGCAAAAGAAACACGAGCCGCATTAACGACAGACAGGTCATCCGCCATGCAGTCATCTAGTCGGATAAATCCAGACGAACCGATATAAATGCAATTGTTTTTTTCGTTTTTCATGCGCCTTGGGCAGGACTCGAACCTGCAACCTACGGATTAGAAGTCCGGTGCTCTATCCGTTGAGCTACCAAGGCCTTTGTTTTTTGCGTACTCAGATTCAGGGTACGGCTCATCGATTATCATAGGCGTTTGTCTGCATATTCCACAACGCCCCTTTGTCCCGTATGCGTAAGACCAGTGGGCAGGCCAGTCCCTACAGCACCGAAGAATGATTATCGGGTCGTGTTCAATCATTAGGCATTGGCATTAAGCGCTGAATCGATAAACCACTGGTTTTCTGGGCAGAAGTTTTCAACTGCTTCACGAATTAGTGAGCCTATGAATTCGGCAGAAACGCCGGTCTTGTTCGCCATGTCAACAAAATCATTGATTGTTGAACCCTCGTCAATTGTTCCACACGTCAAGCGACCAAGCTCAATGACTCCAGTCTTGCCAAGTCTGGAGACTTCTGTTGGGTGGTCGTAGGTAAGCCCATTAAGAAAGTTCTGTTCAGGGTTGAGAACCTCTGGTGCCTGTATGGAAATTGGGGCTTCAGTTGTCGGCGCTGGTTCCTGAACAACGATTGTTTTTGTCCCGCATCCAGCCAGTGTTATGGCTGCCAATATTGCTAGTGAAATTCGCTTCATTATTCCCTCTCGGATTGGTGCAACAATATCTCATTTGTTGAGCTAGTTCAACCTGATGAGAGTCATTTTTCTGTTTCTTCCGTACCCCCAGCAGGGCTCGAACCTGCGACCCACGGATTAAAAGTCCGCTGCTCTACCAACTGAGCTATAGGGGCTCGATTTAGGCAAAATGTTTTATTATTGCCGCAGAAGCAAGAATCACCCACAACACGTTAAAAATAATTATTGTCGGCAGGGTTTTTACCGTCGAAGACCAGATAAGCGCAACACTGGAAAATATTGCAAAAATATATAGCCACCAGAACTGTTTATCGAAAAGTAGGCCCGGAAAAATGATTGCAATTTTGGTTGTAAAACCCCATGCCTCTACCGTGTTGGCCTTATCCCAATATTTCTTTGAAGACATGCTTCGAACTGCACCGAATATCTTTCCAAAGAAAACAGCAATTACATTACTTTTCATTGCTTGCAACATCCATCGCATCCATGTGTTTTGTCCAAGGATATCTCGTCTGGGTCTGGGTGCCCAACTCCGTGTTCACATATCCTCTCCATCATTTGTTTATCTGGACGCCAATTCTGCTCCCACCCGCGCATGTGGTGATTAGATGGGTTATGGATGCAGCAGTACTGACCGAGACAATGTTTAATGGAGTGAACCCCAACCAAAATTTGACCACCAACTAAGGTGTGAACTTCTTTTTCCATTTATTCCATTCTTTCTCTGTGGAGTCCGAACAGCAGGGCTCGAACCTGCACTGAGGGGATTTTAAGTCCCCTGCCTCTGCCTATTGGGCTATGTTCGGTGGGCAATGGTAGAATTGAATCCTAATACCATATTAAGGTGGGGTCAAGTATGTCCGGAATTATCGCACCAGCAATCGTCAACTACGAGTGGACTGTTAGGGATTCTGACCCTTCGTTCTTGAATGTGTCTTTCCCGTTCCGTGTGAAGATTGAGTCAATCTGGTTTACCACTCAGCAGAATTACGGCACTACCTACGGTCTTTGGGGTACTACTGACAACGGCTCTGTGGATGTTGAAACAACAGAAAGGCAACTGTCCTTGTGTGTCACGAAGTCCAAGAACACCAAGACGCAGTATTCCGCCTATGACAATCCAACAGAATTCACGTATGTATTCCAAAATGTTGAATATGACGAAATTGTTGACGAAACACTGAAGCCGACAATGTGGCTCGGAAATCCAGACGACGCTGCAGGACGAATTGGCGCATTCTCTTCTGCAAGCGGGATAGTCGGAAGCCAACTAAGCCTTCGTAGCACTGCCGTAGCGCCTATTGAGAAGGGATATGCTTACAACACCAGTTGGTCATATACGGAAACCCTGTGGAATGAGCGGGCATACCTCACTGATGTTGCCATTATGAACACTGACGAATTCCTTCAGATTTTCCCTTATGCTTCCGATGGTGACTGGACAGGCTACGAAGATGACGCAATTGTCACAATCTCAATTGCCTATACGGGTATGTGGGATGAATATGCAGCATCTGCTGACGCAAAGCCTTGGACAGCATGGTGGAACGACTAGTCTTGCCATATGGCAATGAAAACAGTTTGGTTCTGGAAAGGACCACGACTTAACCAGATGTGGCAAGTGGTCTGCACCTACACTACAGACGAACACCCCCACCCCTTTATGGTCGAAAGCAAAGTATGTCCAACCAAGTCTGAACCACATTCGTTTGCCATGGCAGATAAGAAGGGCAATCTTGTTGTACGGTTGGTCGACGAGCAGTTTGCGGGAGTGCCAGACCTTTGGTACATACTTGAAGAAAACTCTCAACCAACAGACATGGTAACTATTCACGCAATGGGCGGCGGAGCGTTTCCTAATGGCACGGTTCTCACGGTAAAAGATGTTTCGGGGTTACGTCTTAGCGCTTCCGACAGGGTTGGCTTTATTCGATGGTTTCGTTCTGATTCACGGCTTCAGCAAGTGATGGTTAGTAAGGTTTGGCGCAGAAAACGTATTTCCACCGTGTTAATTACCGTGGCGGATGTTGTCATTGTTTCTCGCGGTTACGGCCCGTACTTAAACGGCGGAGACATTACGACTACCGATGGTGAAGAACTGCGAAAAGCATGGAGCGAATCCGTAAGGGTTAACCCCCGGATAGGTTCTGTTCACGACCATCATGGTCCGAACGGCAGGATTTGAACCTGCGACCCCCTGGTCCCAAACCAGGTGCGCTACCAAACTGCGCTACGTTCGGGTAGTTGCGCTACTCAGATTCTGAATCAAGTACAGAATTTATAGCCTTGAGTATCTCTTCTGGGGAAAGCTCTGATACGCCGTCAACAGCCTTGAATAGCCATTCGCCGTTTTCCTTAATTGAAACATCGACTAGGCCGGACTTGATAAGCACGCGCAAATCCTCCCCAAGTTGCTCAATGTCATAATCAGCCATTTATGGCCTCCTCTATCTTTCTTATCTTTTCTTCAGCTGCGATGGCCCTCTCTTTGGCATTCATCAATGATGATTCGAGGGTTTGTATTCGCTCTTCTAGGTCTTTGACCTTCTCGACAAGGTAAAGCCTCCCCAGTTCGGCCCTACGATATTTTTCGGCAAGGGTGTATTCCATCAATATTTCTTTCATCGTGGGCTTGGAGGGACTCGAACCCTCACTCCGGAGAACTAGGACCTAAACCTAGCGCGTATGCCAATTTCGCCACAAGCCCGTGTGTCATGTCACATGAAAGCTACACCCAGGAAGCATCTTTGTCAATACCATTGTCGAATGGAATTTTTACTAAATGAAGCATATGTAACCGTTAAAAATAACGGGAAAAAGAAGTCTAAATATGGAGTTACTAGTCTCTCCAACTATCGCCCGGAGAAATTTTCATCGCGGCGTAGAAAAGCACAATCAGTACGCTAAATACGGCGTTTATCACTAATTTCCCCCGTCTCTCCATAGCCGCACATTTCGCATATAGACGGCTATATATGCCAAAGAACCGACTATAAAGCCGTATGTCCGTGTTTGCAAGGCGAAAATTATCCACAAGCACTCCATCACTATCAACCACAGGAACGCTTCCCATCTCTTCTTGCCTACGAAGTACATGCCTGTAATTCCCATCCCAGCAAGAAGCCACGACCATTGGAGTTCTGTCATTTTGGACCCCTGCGGTTAAAATGTTTCACCATCTCGTCGCCGTCCATAACAAATGACCCGTTTTCCATAATGTGGTTTCTTATCTCGAGGAGCCTGTCTATGACGCTCGATATAGAAACCCTAAAAAATTGGTCATAAGAATATATTTCTGATAACTCCGTAAGGTATTTATCCAGTTCCTCCATAGAAAACAGATGTTAGTCTGAAAAAAATCCTCCCCAGGGGTTGCAACTGGTATTTCTCAGTCCTAATATTCTTACCACCTACAAAACACGGAGGAATTCAGTGTCTGAATACAGCAAGCTTAAGAACAAGGGGCTCCATAGGGGCCGTCCACGACTTTCGGAAGAAGAAAGAGCAGAACGTAAGCGCGTCATGACCCTCAGGCAGGAAGCGCGTCGCAGAGCTCTCATCGTCCTCCAGCATCGCTACCCTGAAGAGTACGAGCAAATTATGGCGGCAGAATTCAAGGAGCTAATGCGGGCCGAGAAGCAGGGCTAATCTTCGCTTTTTGTTTCTTTCATAGACATTTTGAGGCGTTCTTCCCTTGATGGAAGTTTGCTTTTTGATGTGCTTTCATCGGTTGCTATCGCATCCATGAGCAATTCATTTTGCTTAAGCATTTGATTGTTCAATATGCGTATTAGAGCTGTTGAATTTGGCTCTTTGTGCGGGCCAAAAATAGTTGACATGATTAGTAACCGTCTCTGTCGAATCGTCCTGGTTTGTTTTTTTTGGAACGTCTACGTTTCGTCCCACCGTAAGAAGACTCCAGCCATGTGTCGTAGTCGTCCGGCGTGCCCTGCACACTCTGCGCATAACGCTGGTATTGCTCGTAGAGCTCTTCATCGTCATCGAAGCGAGGCATAGTCACTCCCGCTGTTCCAATTCATCTGGAATAACATTGAGAATTGCTTCTATATCTTTTCTTAGGACTGAATTTATAGATTTACGTCCTACTTCTTTATCCGGGTGTAGATATGCAGATATGCCTTCTGCAAACATTTCCAAAAGACTTTCATGAGAAAGCTGAGATATGGCTCTAGGTGTATCTGGAGTTTCTCCGAATGGGGTAGAGCGCCATTTCGATAGCGGTTGGTTGGAGCAGTATTTTTCTGCTATTTCCAAAAGTCTTGATTTTTCTTTGTTGGCAACTGAACCAATCCCAACAGACCTTTCCGAGTCGTTAAGAACCGACAAATGAAGATAGTGACCCCACTCGTGGCGCAAGTACCCAGAGAATGATGAGTCTATTTGAATGTCGCCGCTTTCTGGGGAGCCGTCTGGCGTTTCTCGTGGTATAAACGCCCTAGGGGAAAAACTAATTTCATTGCCGAATGGGTCGTATATCGAGTGTACGAAGTCATCGTCGGGAGAGATGTTTTCATCCGACTCCATGTGTTCCTTAATAAACCCGCGGCTCATTAGGCTTTTTTCTGCTGACTCAGACCTTACGACCAACGAAGGCATCCCGAACTTATGCACAGCATTTAAAAAGTCTCTTGATTCAAGCAGGGCTCTTTCTACGGCGAGCCTGAGACGGGTGGTCGACGTTCCAGAAAAATCAACGTCGTTCCCTTTGTCTTCGGCCCACTTGTCGAACCTCTTCTTAAATGGCTCAACAATATCCTTACTAGATTTATCGAGCGAGTTCATAGTTGACATTGACTTGAACTGTTCTTCACGGGAGCCGGGGACACAGGATTTTGATATTTCTGCTGGCGTCATCCCGAAATACATTGACCTACCACCGTTTAACAATGTAGTTTTTTTATCAATCTGTTTAATTTGTTTTAGCTCAGCAGCCTTGACAGCCTCTGGAGCAATCGATTTTCTCTCGATATTGGCTCCAGGCATTCTTTTGCCGGTTATTTTTCGTCTTGGAGCATCAGGGTCGACAGAGAACATGCCGCGTCGACGTGGGAAGCCGGAATTTTCTTTTTCCATAACATCTGTATTGTACTTTTAATTACAGGTGCCCAGCGTAAGGCTATGTGTTGGAGAGTCTCACTCCGCATTCAAGGCAGAATTCGGCCCACGGGTAATATTTCCGCCTATTTATCGGGTGACGGCATTCAAGCAGGTCGGTGGCTGCTTCATTCAAGACGTGCCTAATCCATGTGGACAAGTTCACGCCACTTACTTCAGCGGCTTTTTTCCACTTCTCTCTGTCAATTTCCGTAACGCGAATTAGGACTTGTTTGTCTATAGGCCCTTCGTCATCTTTGGGCATAGGGGAAACGGAGAGATTGGGCATTTCTTCTACAACTTTGTCCATTGCTTTACGCATAGAGTCCTTATTGCTCATCCTCGACCATCATTTCTTCATCTTCGACTATGTCTGCATCGATGACGTCGCCATCTCCGTCAAGCAGCTTCTTAACCATAGCCGGAGGAAGTATCCCGGAGGCACCCATGAGTTCAAGCAGCTTCTTTGCTTCTGACTCTGGGTCGAATTTCTCGCTCTCTTCATTCTGTATTGCACCAGCGAGGGAGACCTTGATTGGGTCGGAATTCATCTGGTTCATGTCCATCTGAACGTTTAGATTTATGTGGTCCATACCGAGAAGCTTCGTTCTTCTGTCCATGATGGAGAGAACCTGCTGTATCGCCTTCAGGTCTGGCTCAACGGGCATCTCGGAGCCGTCGTCCATTTTCACCTTTCGGTGCTGTGTCATGGGCCATATGGCCTGCTGGAGGCTGTCCAGGCGCTCTAGCTCCATCCTGAGGACCTCTGGGTAGGCCATCATGGTCTCTTGGTTCATCTTTTCCAGCTGACGCTGAATAGCTTTAGATACAGCCTTAGTCGTTACACCAAATCGTCTTGCTATTTCCGATGTCGAGGTCCCCGCTTGACGCATCTTGAATATTCTTGCGTCACGCTCGCTTAGAAATTCCCGCGATATCGGTTTGTTTCTGTCGTCTGCCATAATTCCTACTAAGTCGAACTTCCAGAGAATTCGATTACCTCGAATGGGAATCTTTTCCCTCTCTTTATCTTAGTAGGCCAAGGGCGCTCATCTCTTGCACCACGAAAGTGGCGAACATCGTAGGTATAGGGAGTGGAAGCTCCAAAATCGGGTTGAAGCGATATTCCGAACTCTGGCCAACGAGACCAGACGGCAGAACCAAATGGTCTCAGGTCTCTTGTGGACATTGTCTGCCCAAGTGGGGCGTGGTGCTCCAGCCATAAGGCACAACCATAGGTTGTTCTGATGTAGTCAAGGTATTTGGCCACTTCTACGGCTATAGCTTCCGAAGTCCTCCCGCCTGGGTCGACAAAAGATTTGTAAAGAGGACCCATCACAAGTATTTGCGGCTGTGTTTTCTCTATCTGTTCCTCAAGCAGGATTCTGTCGCCTACCTTCAGAAGGTCGAGGCCAGACGGTTTGGTGAAAAGTTCAGCCAACGATTTTTTTTCGAACCCGTAACTAAGAGCCTGTGCTTGTATAGAACGTGAAGTTCTTCTAATGATTTTTTCTGGGTTTTCTAGGTCTACGGTCAAAGTCTTTACAGGGCTAATTCTTTGATATGTGAATGGATGCATCCCGGTTGCTGCGAGTATCGCCACTTGCCTTGCAAGCATTGTCTTGCCAACACCTTCGGCAGCAACAACTATCACTCTTTCCGACTTCTCAAGCAACCACGGAATTACCCAGTCATAATTGTCGCTAGAAGACTCTTTTAAGAACTCTTCCCAATTAACCAACCGACCATTGTCCATTGTTAGTTCTGTAGATGAATACGAATGAAGGGCGTTAGATACCTTAACTAGTTTTTGCTCTACAGTTAGGTCGCTCCTATCTAGAAGCGTGGATATTTTGGAGAGAACCACATCGCCATCGCTGGCTTGTTCTTCTTGGGCTGGTTCTTCTGGCGCTTTTGTGTTTTCAACTGTAGATACGTCAAAAAATGTTAAGTCGTCTATTCCTTTGCCTGACTGAATGTGGTCGGTAATGTCTTTCACATCTGGGCAAACCCAAACCTGAACATCGCAGCCAGCCTTCTCCAATTCAGAAAAAACTAGAGCAGCATGTTCTTTCCCTGGTGTGTCGTTATCGGCAATTATGTCAATAGTTGCTCCAGACAGAGATGCTGTGTGTATCTCCAGCCATTTTCCAGCTCCGCCAGGAGCAGTAGTGGCTATCGCCCCCATTTCGGTGAGTGTGTCTGCGTCTTTTTCGCCTTCTACAACCCAAATTGGAACACCATCCTTGACAGCCTTGAGTACCGCAGGGAGATTGTAGAGAACCTTTGGGGTGTCGCCCAGGGAATATGTCCATTCTCCCCTGCCTGTCGGCTTGCGCTGCCTGAATGTCTTTACTCCATATTGGTTTACGTATCTAACTTTCTGAAAGAGCAGTTCGCCATTCTCGTCTACATAGTCGTATGCCTTTACAAAAGTAAGCTTGTCCTTCTCTTTTGCTGGCTCTGGTTCTTTTGGAGGCCACAGGTCGGATGTGGTCAGCCCAACAGAAGAGCATATTTTGTCAACATCGCACCCGTTCCCGCGATGACAATGAAGAAGGACCTTCCCATCGTCGCCCTCTGCTACGGAAAGGGATGGATTTCTGTCGTCATCCCTGCACGGACAAGATGCTTCCCATCCAGTTGAGGTTGGCCTTACGCTGACGAGCCTGTCAAGAAGTGTTTGCGTGTGTTTATGTTTAGCGCTAGCCATCAATCAATATCTATCTTTGCTCTATAACTGGAGTTCACGCCATTGGCATTTCTTAGGCCAACTCCTGGGAAAAATATCCTTGCATCACGAGACAAAGTTATGCCGCGAGACGCTCTCATCTTCGCTCTTTCAAGTTCAGTGAAGCCTCCCCATATGCCTAGCGGTTCATGTCGAAGCGAATATTCGAGACAGTGCGTTGCCTGACTGCAAATAGCACATATTGCTTTCGCTGTAGCTGTTTGTTTGTTTATCTCAATTCGCTCTTGTTTGCTCGGAGACTTGCTGAATATCGGGAACCACATGTTTGTGTCTTCCCCTTTGCATCTTCCGCTTTCTGGCGCTGCATCGAATTTGTCTCCCAATTTCCCTGCCCATGTCGTAGGTTGTCATTGAGATATCCGGCGTATGTCGCTCTGTGACAAAAAGACGGTTGCGTAACTAACCACAACCTCTCCCGTCGCAATGCTCGAAACTATGTCTACCGCTTCTAGCGAGACGGAAAACCTCGAAGCGATTGATGCCCGTATCTCATTGATACGTGACTCTACTGTCTGGTCGTCATCAATGTCAACGGATGTCTGTAGATTTTTTTTGAGCCCAGAAAGTTCTACCTGCATTTGATTGGCCCTGTAGCACCATGCGCACGCAAGTGTTTTTGTTGAAGCTTTTCTCTGGCGTGTCTCTATGTGTCCGCAGCTGAGTGTGTGTTCGTGTTTGTAGTATCCCCATCTGCCAACTCTTTTAGCGGAGACTATTTTTCGACGTGGGGCTTTTCTGTGCTCTGTTGTCACAGAAGAAGTTTACTTCTTTTTTGAACCGAAAATTCTCTTAAACCAGGGAAGCTTCTTCAGCGAGGCCGGCGTCGAAAAAGACACATTTACACTCACATCACCAGCACTGGTTGTCGTGGTTGAGAACTTCGGCATTTCAATTTCACCAAGGGCTTTTTGCATTTCTTTGATGTCGTTAGAAATCTGCTCAGGAATATCAAAACCAGTTGCTGACTCAATTTTTTGCTCAATTGAATCAATAAGGTTTTTTGTCTTCTTGGGAGACTTCTGAGACACTGCGGCCTTCTTTGCTGCCTGCTTTTTTGCTGGCGCGGCCTTCTTTGCTGCCTGCTTCTTCGCAGGAGTTTTTTTAGCCGGTGCCTTTTTGGCAGGAGCCTTCTTGGTTGTCTTTTTCTTTGTGTTGCTCATGGCTCAGATATTAGTACCAAAGAGCCCCCAGTAGGGGATATACCTGGAGTAAAACAAAATATACTAGGCTCTTTTAAATGGACGGAAATTATGACAACATTTTTAGTAAAATAGCCCTGTCCGTAACCTCGGCCCAATTAGCAAAAACCCTTTCAGTCACTGAGTACGGGATTGGGGAAGACTTAAATTTCAACTTCTTTGGTTGGGCAGACGGTCAATTAATCATCGTTGCCCAGCTACAGAGGGAATACATGAGAATACCCCCGGCAGACAGGCTGGCTCAATGCGGTTCTCTGTGTGTCGCTCTCCGCAAGTTCTGGGGGGTCACTGACATATCAATGGTTGCCGAAGGTTTTTGTTCTTTTGATAAAGAAAAAACACAAGATTTAGACTTAGCAAAAATATTTGCAGATTCCAGCGTATCTGGGGTTCATGAATGCATCACGGTGTCTCACGCATCAATAGCCGAGGGGGAGCCGCGTGTCGACGTTGTTGCCATACCGTATGTCTATGGCGAGGGTAGGAAAGTCGAATGGATGGACATGTTAGTTCATCCGGGAGGAGGGGAAAAGGTGATGCGCGAATTCACCTACCCCAAGATGCTTGGTATGGCTATCTCGCAGGAAGTAAATTCAGAAGAGCTTCCTCCAGAGGCGTTTGATGAACTAGTTATGGCAATGGTGCGCAACGGATTTTTCGTTCAAGAAATGTGATGTTGTATAATTGATTAATGAACCCCTTCTATAACAATGCCGATAATGGCGGAACGAGGAGAATATTCTCCGACACAACCATTCTTGGAGGGGATAGAGAACCTTGCCCAATTTGCGGCCACCCAACCGGTGATTGTCCTGGCTCGGAAGAGTCAGCGCCTAAGGTTATTTTTGGTCTAGGAATAAGCGAAACATTGCTTGACTCGCAGATGATTCTCATAGAAGAGGACATTTCTGAAGAGCGCCAAATAAATCCCTATGTGAAGGCGAATGTAGTTATCCACAGGAAGGGAAAATATGTTCCGTTCTCTGAAGCTCTTCGTCTCGGTATAGTAGAGAGACCGAAACTTTCCTAGACACTGGACGGTTTCAGTATTTTATGATGAGATACAATCGTATCTCCAACGCCACCCACGGCCCTCAAAGGAAGAAAAATGACGCAGTTAAGAAGAGATTTTGTAGATTCCTATTCCCAAAAAACACCCCCGTGGGGCTTTAACGGTCTCGGGGAAATTGTTTTCCTACGCACATATAGCAGACCAAACAATGACGGTGACAACGAGACGTGGCCCGAGGCCTTGGAGCGAGTAATCAACGGCGCTCTCGAAATTGGTGTTCCTTTGAGCGAAGAAGAAGCAGAAAAACTTTTTGACCACTGCTTCAATTTGCGTTGTTCTTTTTCTGGTCGTTCACTTTGGCAACTAGGAACTCCGTTAGTCAAGAAGTTCAACGCTACGTCGCTAAACAATTGTTACTTCACCAACATTGAATCAATCGAAGATTTTGAAATGCTCTTCGATTATTTGATGCTTGGTGGTGGTGTCGGTTTCTCGGTGGAGCGTTCAAAGATTCATGAACTCCCAAAAATCAAATCTGGCGTTGTTATCACTCACGAGCGAACAAATGATGCTGACATCATTGTTCCAGATAGCAGAACCGGTTGGCGTCGTCTGCTTCACAGCGTATTGAAGTCATACTTCGATACAGGTCGTTCATTTACCTACTCAACACTTCTAATTAGAGAGTTCGGCGCTCCATTAAAGACATTCGGTGGAACCGCTTCTGGTCCCGGAGCTCTTATTGACGGAATCACCGATATTTGCAAAGTTATGGATAACCGAGTTGGCAAAAAACTGAGGTCAATCGATGTTCTTGATATCTGCAATATTATTGGTCGTATTGTTGTTTCTGGCTCGTCTCGCCGGTCGGCACAAATAGCAATGGGTGACCCTGATGACGTTCTTTTCCTTCGTGCAAAGAACTGGGCATCAGGTAACGTCCCTGCCTGGAGAGCAAACTCAAACAATAGTATTTACGCTGACCACTTTGACGAAATCATGTCAGAGCTATGGAAGGGCTATGACGGCTCTGGTGAACCGTACGGTTTGCTCAATCGTCGTCTTGCTCGCACGATAGGTCGTCTTGGAGAGAAGAACCCAGACAACTCAATTGAAGGATTTAACCCATGTGCAGAAATTGCGCTTGCGGATGGCGAGTCATGCAACTTGGCAACAATCTTCTTGCCGAATGTCGAGTCTCTTGAGCAGTTCAAGGAAATCAGCACGCTTCTTTATAAGGTGCAGAAGCAGATTACTCGCATGAATTATCCATACAAGAAGACAACTGAAATCGTCAGTAAGAACGCTCGTCTTGGCCAATCGATTACCGGGGTTCTTCAAGCTTCAGTAGAACAAGTTTCATGGCTTGATGACGCATACAAGAACCTGCGTGAATTCGATGAGATTTATTCAAAAGAGAACAACATTCCCAAGTCGGTAAGACTCACGACGGTTCAGCCGTCTGGCACTCTTTCGCTTCTTCCAGGAATAACTCCAGGGGTACACCCTGCTTATGCTAGGTACTACATTAGAAGAGTGCGTTTTGGTTCTGCAGACCCATTGGTGGATTCGTGTCGCAAGCGTGGATACAAGGTTCAATGGGATATTGGTATTGACGGACGCGAAGACCATACTCGCTACGTTGTTGAGTTCCCTTGTGAATCACCGGAGAACGCTGTTCTTGCAAAAGACATGACTGCCGTTGAGCAGCTTGAATGGGTCAAGAAGATGCAGACCGAATGGGCGGACAACGCTGTATCAGTGACCGTCTACTATCGCAAGGAAGAGCTTTCACTCATCAAGGAGTGGCTAGAGAACAACTATGACAATTCTGTCAAGTCTGTTTCGTTCCTTCTTCATTCAGAACACAATTTTGCGTTAGCACCATATGAGGAAATCACTAAAGAAGCATACGAAAAAATGCTTAGCAAGATTGACTTCTCTGTCCCTATCTATGTTTCAAAAGTAGGGGAAGACATTGATGCAGAAAACTGCGCTACAGGAGCCTGCCCGATTAAATAGGTTTAGGAAGGTGGCCCACCCAGGGTCATCTTCACCACTCCGTCGGGTATTACGGCAAATCTGCACTTACCCTCAGGTTCAACCGTGTTCTGGATTATCTTGCATTGCCCAGAGCCGGAGTAAAGAACGCAGTTCTCACATTTGACACCGATTCTTGCTTTGGTGTTACTCGAAGCTGACTTGTAGCCAGCCCATATCCCTTTGCCGTCTTCGTTGAATTTCCCGTGTTTCTCTGCGATGCGGATTAATGCTTCTGCCAGTTCTTTTTCTTCTTCGGCGAGACTGTGGTGCTCTGGCTGCCTGTCATTAACTATGCGAACCGGCACGCCAGACATAAGCATGGCAAGTATGTTTTTCTCTTCCATCAGGATTCCTTTTTCTTAAATTCTGTCCACGTCTTGTCGCCGACTCCATAATATTCTCGTGCTAGACCAGATTTGATTATGTCTTCGTTGAGGCACTTAACTTCTGGTCTGGCTATGTTTTCGTCGGTATATATCTTTGCAAGTATTCTGCCGTACTTATCATTTTTTTCGGGAATTGTGTTTACGTAAACCCATTTATTTTCGGTAAGCCATTCTTGGGTGAAATTCTTGGCTTTTAGGCCCATTTCTTTTTCCGCAAGGTCTTTTGTTCTTGACTCCGGCGTGTTAACCCCGTATAGGCGCACCCTTATCTTGTGATGAATGCTGAATCCGAGGTCAATCATTAGGTCTATGGTGTCGCCGTCTATGACATTGAGGACCGTTGCTCCATACCAAAAGCGGCCACTCATGAGAACAATCTCCTCTTTTTACGCTTCTTTCTGTTGGTTACAGAGCGCCGAAGGAAAGCTGTTCCCACGTCAAATAACCACTTCTCTTCCTGTGGGATTACCCATTCCCCTGTATCTGGGAACATCTTGTTGAAGTCTTCGTCTGGGAGGGAGTTGATGTACTCATCGGTCCTTTCCTCATCTGACATTTGCATAGATTTAACCGAAATTCTTTCGTCTGAATCTTTTTTGCGCTTTTTAGTGTTTTCGTAACGCTCCAGAAGCCTTCTTCCCTTAGATGCAAGACGAGCAGCATCTTCCGCATTTTTAGGAACTGGCTCCCCCCATGCTGCAGCCGAAAGAGCAAGTCTTGTTGCTCTTCCTTTGTCATCAACGAGAGGCCCGGATGGGCTGGTAAAGAACCTAGTAAGGAATGAGCCCTTGCGTCTCATCTTTTCTGGCGTGTCAGCCGGACCGCGCACTCCGGGCTTCAGGTTTGCTCCCTGCGTCCTCTTGAAGTAGGCCCTTCCTGCCGCCGTAAGGCCTCCCTTGGGGTCTTTTAGTCGAGGCTTTTTCTTTGCCCCCTTCTCTTCTACCCATTCAATAAAATCGGATAGTTGCTTTTCTGTTAGCTCAGCCACTTCCTCTACGTAGTCAGCATCCATCTCTTTAGCGCCTTCTTTGTACCCACCGCCACGTTTTTTGTACTCCCTGACAAGCCATGCATTTGCATACGCAGACGGGTATACGTCGAACTTCGCTCTTGCTTCTGCTTTCACTCTCTCATACAGTTCTTTGTCTGTAGGGGTTGCAGCTTTCTCGCCGAAATCTCCGCCGAGTGCGTCCTTCTTTTTAGTTGGAACGTATATCGGATTCTTGCCGTCGCGCTGCTGCGTTGCCTCGGCTTTTCTTTTACGTCTAATGGCTGATGCTATTTCTGAAGGCTTCATCTTTGATGCTTTGGATGCCGGGACACACTTTGGGTGCTTCCCCTTGTCTGCGTCGTCTCTTCCGCATGGCTCAAAACCCCCTCCCGGCTTTGGTCTTGAAAGGTCTACCCATTTCTCCTTGAACCACTGCTTTAGCGATTTTTCGTCATAGGCGTCAAGGCCGTCCTCGTCTCCGAATAACGCTTCGTCCGAGTAGTCCTCCCACGGCTTCGGCATTGGGAAATCCTCAAAAAGCGCCTCTTCCTCGGTCTTTACTCGAACTGTAATTAGATTCAAAGATTCCAGCTCTTCTATTTCCGTGTCTATATTTTCCATTGAAGCGCTTCCTGCCTATAGCCATAAAGTGGTGTGTATAGATAAAACATTATCCCATAAACACTACTCAAAACTCCTATTAATGAGTCTCAACAAAGTCAATAATTATATGAATTCTGTCAGTTTCTCCACCGTTGGATACTGAGTGGTATTTGTCGACATTATCTATCGCCCATATTGAACCTGGTGTCATGTTGACGCTTTCGTCGCCAACTGAAAATATGCACAGGTCATTTGTAATGATACTAAGATGAACCCTATGAGACGTCGCCGTTATTGGGCCTTTGTCTTTGTGTCTCTTTATTTCGTCTCCAGCTTTGAGTCTTGTCAGCATGGACTGGCGAACCATCACGTTGCCGAATATTTCACCCACAATGCAGGAAACTTCATCCACATACTTTGACATTACGCTAAATACTTCGTGGTTAAGCAATACACTAGACGCTGGATTTTTATTGTAAGTGATTGGTATTGTGTCGCTTATTTCTGCAGCTATCCCACCGCGCTTTTTTCTATCTCTGTACGCAACCCATTCTTCTTCATCAAATTTCTCAACTATTTCAAGGCACTCACAAAAAGACGGGAGCTGCCCCAGGTATTTAAAGGAAAAACTTTCTTTCATTCTTGTCCCGTAAATGCGAAAGACCCCACCTCCGCCTTTCGGCTTTGGTAGGGTCCCCGCAAGTTGTGAACTAGGTTCAGGCCTCAGGTGCTCCGTCGAAGTTGACTTTCACGAATGCCTCTGGGCGCTTCACGGCGAGAGCAAGGCGCTGCTCGGCGAGAATCACGATGGCATTGCGAACGAAGAAGTCCGAGTGCTGCTCTGAGATGCGGATGCTTGCCTGCTCACGGTCGTACAGCTGGGCGCCGGTACCGAACGCGCCGACGAGAGCAGTGCCCTCTGTCATCGCTGGTGTGTCGACGATTGGCATACGCCATACCTTTGGCTCGCCACCCATTGCGACCGAAACCGCGATTAGGTACTGACCATTGGAGTCCTTGGTGAGCTCGATGTCTTCCCAGTCGTTCGGGTGAAGAACGATACCGGTTGGCTCGTAGTAAGCAAGGAACGAGAGCGTTGCAGCTCTGCGGAGTGCATCAGCCTTTGTGTCTGGAACTGGGGTCGCAGCACCATCTGACCAGTCGTACTCCTGGATGCCAGCGGTCTGAAGAACACCAGTCAGGTTCTCGCCGGTGCCGTCACCGTTGAGAATCTGTGAGTCCTCAAGAAGGCGAAGGCCATACATGAGTTCGTTGTCGATGATTGAGCGAAGCTGTGGCTCGTCGGCCAGAACGTTGCGGTGTGCTGCTTCCCAGTGCGCGAGAGTGCGAACTGGAGCCTGCTCACCAACGAACTGGAACGATGACTGTGGCTTGAGTGCGAAAGCAGCACCGTTTCTTTCAGCAACAGCAGCAGCGTTGTTTGTGCCGCCGCCCGAAAGGGTGGTGAAGCCAAGCTGACGGAAGTACTCGATAACCGCTGCGGTCGTGGTGCGAACTGGGAAAAGGTCGCGAACACGCTTGGTGCGCATTGGAGGAGTAACCATTGGGTCACGCTGGATGGTGCCGAACGAGCCAGGGTTGCCCGACGGAAGAGCTGAGAAAACATCCTTGACGTTGTAGCCGGTTAGCGAAACGCCAGCCTGCCATGCAGCGGCCATGTTTGCGCCGTTCTTGCCGTTGTTCAAAGACTTGAACTCAGGTGACTCAAGGAACATCTCGCCGATTGTTCTGATTTCGCGTGATGAAAGCTGCTTGATTTCGCTCTGGGCAGCCGCGAATGCGCCGGAAACTGTTTCCTGCGGTTCTACTGACCATGAAGAAACGGCCGACATGTCCTCAAGGCCTGAGATTAGGCTCTTGATTTCCTTGATGTCGAGCATGTTCTTGTCGAATGCTGATTTTTGCTCGGATGAAACAACAACAGCGCCATCTTCGATTCTGAATGAATCTGCGATTGCCTTGTTGTCTGCCATTTTCTGGCGGAGAGCTGACTGGAGCTCATCGATTCTTGACTTGTCTTGCGACATTGTGTTTACCTCTTGTGAAGTTGATGGGTGGATGGTTTGCTTCGGCTTAGGTCAGCACCCAGCCCTGTCAAATAAAAATAACAGAGATTTACACTTATTAGTGGAACTACTTAAATTTCCAACTTTTATGTGTAAATAGTTATCGGGTTTTCTTTTTGCGCTTATCCAGCTCTCTGGAGATAATTGTCCTAACAGAGCGCTCAAATTCTGCTGCCCTGCCCCTTCTCCCGAGTGGTGTTGCTCCAGCGACACGCGCATAATCGCTCATATTGGTGCATGGCATCCAAACGGCTCTACCGGTTTTTGAGATTCTTCTACTTATTCCAATGCACCCAAGCTGTCTGGAGCGGAATCTAGCTGACTCTGGGTCTATAAATACATCTGGGTCGTTGTCCCGAACATATTCTGGGCCTATACGTGAATCCGCTTTCCCAGAAATTCCTCCGGAAACAATGCTTCCATCTGGGAGCGTGTCTATAGATATGGGACCACGTTCTTCCAGGTCTTCCCACTTATCGCCGCGTCTGCGGGCTTTTTTCCCTCGCCTGGTTCTTTTCGATTTTGCGGATTTCCCGCCATATCCCCAGTCTTTGTTCTTCTTAAATGATTCGTAAGATTCTGCCGCATTGGATATCTTCTCTAGTTCATCATGAGAAGCGCATGGCATCCAGTTGCCTTTGTCGTCCTGGTGAAGGCCTTCGCAGCCAAGAATCTCAGCCATGCGTTGAGCCTCCTTCTTGGCTAGGTCCTCTTTTTTGAATACTCTTTTCTTAGCCATTTCTACGCCCTGTGCTTTGAAAATATTATTTTTGCGTTTAGTAGACGCGACTTTGTATTCAAAGAAACAATAAAATCTTCGTCTATGCCAATTAGACTTTTTACTCTTCTGTTTATTCTATTGTTTTTAGAATATGAGTTTTCAGATATTGACTTAACAGCTATTCCCAGTCTTCGGGCAGAAGAGCGCCCAAGTGATGCTTCTATTTTCTCGCCTTCGTATCCGTACCCAGCTTCGTTCGGGAGAGATGTCGGGCAGTTTGTCTCTTTGTCGAAAAATACGTGAGATGCTTTTATCTGAGAAAGAATAGATATCTGTTTTCCCGTAGAACGGAAAGAACCGGCCCTGTAGTCGAGAATATCGTTTCTGAAAATACCACTAGATGAAAAATGCGGAAATGCTTTTTCCTCAGTATTTACTTTGGATACTCTTCTTCCTGCATAGATATATCGAGGGCTGAGTATGTCTTTGATTTCAGACAATGGGAAAAATTCCTCCCCAGAAATCATCGACTCAACCTTCTCCCTCGCTTCTTCAGTGAGAGGTCCGTATGGTGTTTTAACCATACCTTCGGGTATAAATGCAGAACCTCTAGAAACATATATATCTCTAGCTCTGTCTGTTAGGCCAAGTATTCTTTCGTCTCTTTGGGAAGACTTTACAAGAACAGCAAAAGGCGAAGATGTAATCGGGTCGTATATGAGAGAAAATAAGTTCATATTCCACCACGCAGGTAATCTACGATTGCTCTTTTACTAGAAAGAAGCAAATCGAGTCTAACCGTATATATTTTCCCAATTATTTCTAGATGTTTCTTTTCACCATCTGATAAACCGCCAGAATTTAATTTTCTGCGCAGTTCTCTTACTTCGAATTCTTTTGCTCTCCTGATTAGGGAATCAAGGAATTTTCTGAAAACAATTTGCTGCTGCACCTTGAGTTCTTTGTAATACTTCGAGTAATCAACTGTGCCTTCCATGCCGTAAAGGCCTGCAATACCCATCTTCATTCTCTTTGTTATTTCTATCTTGCTTAGGTCCACTAGTCCAGACGTGAAGTTTTGAGCAAGAACTGGAACCTCTCCATCCATGGTCGTGACACCGTAAACGGATGTCATCTGCCTACCGCGCTGGTCTGTGAGGATGTCTGAAATCATCATTTTTGCCACATCTTCCGGCTTGAAGTCTGACATCTTTGCATTGGGGTTAAACGTTGCTCCGGGTATTGATGTTTCTACGTCTTCCCTTAGGTACTGTCTCTTGTTCCCGGCTTTCCCTACGAACAAAACATCTGGAGACTCCAGGCCGAGATGCTGCTGTACGTCTGATGCAAATCTCTCGGCAAGATGTTGAAATTCGTAATCTGGTCTTGTGTATAGAACGTATTTTCTGTTCCCAACAACAACAACTGTGTGTTTGGCGTCTATTTTTTGTTTTGCGATTGTGTCGGATTTCGCCAGAACTGTTCCCATTATCGATGGGTCTATATCCGAGAGTGAACCGCCATTGGCTATGTGCTCAAGAGCTTTGTCCACTGACTTGATTTTTGAACCGACAGCCATTGCGCTATCAGTTTCTTTAGACGACTCAAAATCTGGACCCTTTTTGGGCGACTTCATTCTTGACATGTCGAATGCGTAATTTGTCCAGTTGGGTTTGCCGTTAACTATTTCGTTGGGGTTTTTAATCCCAGTGAATCTTTCGGAATAAGCAAGTCCGTCACCCATTTCATCGGCGACGTACTTAAGTCGCGATGCTGGGTCTTTTGTATTTGCCATTCTTTCTGCGGCTTTTATTGTTTTGCCGAGTTTTCTTCTTTCTCCCACAGTTAGCTCTCGCGCCTTTGATAGAGATATCGTAGAACCTCCCGGCATTACGTATATGACAGAGCTAACTCCAGTGTTGGAAAGAAGACCTACTTCATCATTTCCAAAATCTTTAGCCGAAAATGCGGAGAGCAAATAAGTCGCCCCTTCCATGTCTCGGTTGTCTGGAATAGAGCGCAATACGCGCGCAGGAACTACTGGTTCAAGTACGAATCCATCTCTTCTAACCATTCGCGCAGCACGTGAACGATGATTAGACAGACCGTCGACCATCTCTTTGATTCGTGCCAGCGCTGCGTTCTTGTTGTATGCAGAAACCTTAGGTATAACAACATTCGGGTTTCTTGAAATTATTATGTTTCCTGGGGGAGGTGCTCCACCAACTATTTCACCAGCAACACCAGGCATTGCCTTGGGCCCACGTATTGCTCTTCTTACTGCCGAAATTGCCATTCCGAGTGGTGATGGGATGTCAAAAAGTTTCGCACCACAAGTTGATAGGCGAGAGTCTGTAAACCTGCCTCCGTATTGGTACCCCTCTGGGCATCTGTACCCTCTATTGCTGCCAGGAACGGAACCTCCGCCAACGCCTGGCAGTCCTGGTGTTATTGTTCGCCAAACAGCAGAGCGAATAGGGGATTGTATTGGGTCAAGGTCCCCTGGAATGATAGTAGAGACTATTGAGCGTCCCACCTGCTTGGGTGTTATCTTCGTTTGTATGCTTGCGTCAGATGTGAGTGTTTTTCTGGAATACGAACGGATAGAACTGGACCTTTTTACAGATGCCTTGTACTCAATAATCGAACGTTCAGAAGACGCTACGTTTTTAAAAACGTTTAAGCTTTTGCTTGACAGGTCAGCAACAATAAACCTTGTTATCGTCGCTGGTCTCTCCCCGCAACAGTTTTCGAAGTAATCATTTATCATCGCAGCAGTCTTCAATCATTTCATACTCAAACGGGGCAACCTTGAACTCTCCGTCTTCGTATTCCATTTCGATTTCCCAATTGGATACATCACGCAGTTCTTTTACGAATGTTGGTTCTAATTCAACAAAATCCAAAAGAACTGACATCGCGTGCTTGAAGTCCGCTTCTGTTACCACGTAATTTGGCATGTCATCACTCTTGTACTCGTAAAAGTCAGAGAAGAAAATATCTTCACCCATAGCGTCTTTCTTTTTCCCGCCGGTCAGTTTTCTTACCCTTGCATTGAATTGAGCGTTCCCCCAATTACGCTTCTTTAACTTCCCACGGCAGTTCTTCATGCCTGGGTGATGGCACCCCTCGTTTGGCCAAAGACCTGTTGTTTCGTGATGTAGCCACGCGCATATTCTGTCCAGAGGATAAAGTTCTGGGTGATTAGCAAGTATTACTCGGCAGCGGCGGAAACCTCCTGGTTTACGCATAATTGGCCGCCAATACCGAAGCAGTCTTTCCAGGTTTCCTCTTCTCGGGCCGTATCCGCGCAATATGTCGCCGGTTACGTTTTCCTGGGGTACAAAGTCAGGCAGCACCCCTTCTGCTGGGGCTTTCTTTTCGAATTCTATTGACATGTTATTTCTGCCTCGCATCTATCGAGCGTAAAACCTCTGATTTAATCATTTTAGACGATATCAGACTCCCGTTTATGGGAATACGAATATTGCCGTTGATGAAATCAGCAGCCTTCTTGTCTAGAACGGCTTTTCCTCTCTGGGTGTGTCCATCTGAAGGTACAACACCATCAAGCATCTCTTTTGGTATGTCCTCTATTTTGAGAATAAATATTTCTTTCCATGACGTTCTTTTGTCCGGAGATGAATCACCATCCCAGAAAAACTTGTGAAACGGCGAGGATGCAATCTTGGTTATTCCTGACGTTTTAGAAAGGTAGGAAAATATATTAACATCCCTAGTGTTACCGTCTTTTCCCATTAACAGTCCATCTTTCTGGCCTGGCTTGGTGCCGATAACGTAGTAAAGCTTTGAGTCACCCACATATGCGACAAGAACATTGTTCATTTCTTGGAACCTTCCGACTTCTTTATTTTACCCTCTACGCCGAAACCCCTGGATATGGAGCTTTTTATCATTTCGTCCAGTTCTTTGACTATCAGTGATTTAATAATTGTTTCAATGTCATCAGAGGGCTTAGCTACTTTGTCGTAGTTTCTGGGGTCTTCTATATTTCTACCCTCCGGGTGGGAAAACTTTATATAACCTATTCCGGCCTTCTCATACTTTTTTCTAATGCTTCGAGCTGTCCTGTATTCTCTAAGCTTTTGCATCGATGGTGTCGATATTGGTTCTTTTTCTGTAAGGGCAGCAACTATCAATGATGGCTCTACAGATGGGGAAAGCCTTTTTGCCCTATCAAGAAAAAGACGTTGATTTGCAAAATCAGATATGTCCAGAGACTCTGCCATCTTTGAAACTTTTGTATATGGGAAATGTATGCCCTGAACATCTTCTTTCAGAAATCCGCCCAGTATTTGAGCCTCATATAGTTCGTGGCCTCTGTCTTTAGATGGGTCGTCTTTACCTACTGGAGGGAGTCTGCCCTCTTTGTCTTTAAGTGCATTGACGCCAGAGAAGTCATCGTCTAGGGAAGCTTTCAAAAGAGCAAGAATGGTTCTTGCCATGTTTTTTTTGGACTCTGGACCGTCGTCATGTATGAGGGCGTCCAGTATTTCGTCGGTATCAGATGAATCCATAGCAACCGGTCTTCCGCCAGTTTCCATACTGTCTCCACGCATATACGAAGTTCTTCCAGATATGCCTGGCTTAAGTATCACTTCTATTTCACCCTGAAGAGTGACTTCTCCGTTAGGTGAGATATCCCCCTCTTCTAGGGGTGCGGTGCTCCATGGGTTGGGGTCTCTCTTTGATGAAGATTCGACCTTTTTATCGTTCGATTTATTTCTTACATAACCAAGAACTGGGCGAAACTCGTCGGGCGCCCCTTCTGGTATTCCGAGCCTTGATTCGTAGCGTTTTCTTATGTATTCACTCATTGTCTTTACCGCCAGAAGGTTTGCGCTTTAGTAGAGATGTTCTTTTTGCGACCATTCCATCTCTTGTATTCTTGTTTTCTTTTTTTGATGCAGTTCTTCTGTCGAGTCTCCGTGATGAAGCTCCGGAAGGGGTTGAAGAAGTTGCAAATGGGCTCCAGTTGCCAAATGGAACATCTTCTGGTGTGTTAGGTATGTCTTTCGTCATTTAAAAATCCATCCCCCCTGTCACTATGTCTGATGGGGTTGCCTCTGTCCATCTGTCGCCATCTGCGATTCTGAGCATTGAATTAAGACTTAGCTCGGCGAGGTCCTCAAGACGTAAGCGAAATGCTTCTTTATCTTCTATTGTTTGCGCCTCGTAGGCATGAGCTACGCTTCCGCCATTATGGACGGTTGATGTCACGCCCATCTCTGAAGCCATATCATTTAGGGCTTTTTGCGCTCCAGGAGTACTCGTATAATGTTTTCCTGGTGATATCGGTGATTTCATACCCATTTCCCAAAGGGCATCATCCACTAGTTTTCGTCCGGCCTCTTCATCGCCTACGGTCTTAACTACCTTGGCTTTGCTCTTTGGTATTTTTATAGCACCCCCAGGTGGTGGCACCATCCATGAATCTACTGGATACAAGTTTTCCAGAGAGTCTGGGTTTTGACCAATTATTTCGGTCATAGGGATAATTATTACATTAGCAGCCCCACCAGGTCTATCCTCGTGCCCTCCGACATAGTGGTTTACAGAAAAATGAAGCGTCCCGCGATGGTGTTCTCCTGGGGTTCCATCAAATTTTTTCACTTCATGGTCACCAAATGGGCGCAAAAGAATATTCCCCTCATCGTCTTCTTCTATTTCGTACTTTTCGGGAACCGCATGGACGAAAAACAGTTCTTCTTGTTTAAACCTTTTTGCATCAGACGCATCCGCCTGCATGTTTTTTTTGCGCTCTTCTGCTGCTTCGTCGCGCAGAGTTTTTAATATTTTTTCTCCGGATTCGGCAAGCTCATCTAGCTCTTTCTTCGCTGATTCGTCGCCGCGTGACGCCGCATACAAGAGAGCGTCAACCTTGCTTGGGCTGGATTCGGTGTCGCCCATTTCACTAACCCAATAAGCTCTAGCGACTATCCATTTCCTAGCTGCTTCTTGACCTTCTTTTGTTGTTCTATCTAATCCAGATATTGCATACGGATTAATGGGCATTCTTTGAATACCTTCTTCTAGGCCCTCTTTGGGACCGCCAAAAGATACTTTTTCGTCGCCTATCTCATACACTTCGTATGAATATCTTTCTTGTCTAGTAACACCATAGTCGTCTGTTGTCGTGGACAGAACTGCCGTTGTTTTTTTGGCAACTCCTGGCTTTATTGAATTATTGGAAAGCTTTGTGTTCTTTGCCCCTGAAGAAAATCTTGAGGTTTCTTCTCCGGTTATTCCAAATGGGTCATCGATTATGCTCCCACGAGTGAAAGACGCTTCCGGGTCATCAAGTGCTTCTATTTCTTCCAGCGAGCGTTCGCCCTTTTTTCTTCTGCTAAGTCGGCCAACGACGTTTCTTGTTTTGTCTTTAGCAGCACTTGCGGCATCTCTGGCTTTTTCTCCAGCGGCACGTACAGCGTCGCTTTCTGCTATCTCTTTAGCTTTTTCCCCAGCTCTCTTGAGGCTGTCTACCGCAACATCTACTGCTCTATCCGGCAAACCATCGGGGGCTATTCTGTCTAATTTAGACAAAACAGAGTCTGCCTGAGCTTTTGTTATTTTTCCATTTTCGACAAGTTTGTCTAGGGTTCTTTCTGCAAGCTCCCTGCCCCCACGTCGAGCTAGCTCTATTGCTATTCCACTCAGGGCGGCCTGTGGTCCATAGCGAAGATTTAGGGTTGCGTCCAGAATTATTTCTGCTACATCCCTCTCTTCTTCTGTAAGTTCAAATCTTTCTATTACCTTGTTGATGGCTGCGTCTTTTGCTCTACGCTTTATTCCCCCTTTGAGAACCACTCCAGCAACGCCTGGGCGCGATTTGCTGCCGGAACTGAACCTTGTTTCTCTGCCGTATCTTCCGTTGTCAACAAAAGAATCCAGCTCATCGGTTCGCATTCTCACTCTGGGTCTTGAATCTATTTGTGAGTGAAATCTTTTTGCTGCAGTCTCTATTATTTCCGAAATTTCTTCGTCAGTAGAACTTTTCAGTAGGTCAATAATTAATGGGTCTACACCATTTATGTCGACTCCTAATTCGTCTTCTGCGCCAGGAACCTGGTCTATCAGGTCTCTTAAGGAAGAGAGAACACTATTGCGTGTTTCGTGCATCATCCCTATTCTTTCCGCCTTGCTTTGTGGCATGCCGAATATTTCGTCTAGGTCATCGGTTCGAGATGATTGTCTTGCTCTCTTGAGCACATCTCCAGATGGGGCTGAACCCCATTTTCTGCCAGAAGAAAATCCTGTGCTGCCCCCTCTTCTGCGTGTTTGCCTCATTCGCCATCTGCGCTCGTCTGGACTCAAATCGTCGTCGAAGTCGCCACTGTCGCCACTCAAGTAAGGCCCTGGGAAATCAACTTTGCCCCAGTCAATTAGAAACCCAGGTGACCCGCCACCATATGGGTCTGAGTAGTTGTTGTTTCTCTGCATATTGCGGATATCCAGGAAATCATGAAGCGTTGAAGCCATTCTGCTGAGACTCTGTTTTTCGTTTAGAGAAATTTCCCCGCTCCGAGACCTCTTATCCCCGGAAATGCCAGCAGCGCGCTTCTTTACTTCATCTATCAGTTCGCTTAGTTGCTCGTCTGTAAGCTCACTTAGGTTTGTAGTCCCAAACTTTTCTTGCATTATGGAGCTGACTTTTCTGGCAGCTGCGCTGTAGTTTGTGTATTCCGTTCCGTCAAGCTGTTCTTGAATTCTTCTAAGCTCACGAGCAGCAGCAGCAGCAGGGCCCCCGTCTCGCCACGATGCTTCAACAACCCTGTCTATTGCGGCTGTTGACTTTCTGCGCTCTCGTCCAAATGTCGGCCTCTTGCTTGGCTTTCTTCCCGACGCACCACCACCACCACCGCCGGATGGGGATGATGGGCGTGGACTTGGCGACACATCTGTATCTTCTTCTTCTTCGTCGTCGTCGTCTATGTTTGGTCTATACGGCTTTTTGCCAGATGGGGCTTCGTCCGGGAAGTCGAAGATATCTAAAACCGAGTCATTGTCGTCGTCTATACGCTCTTTTTCTGGTTCGGACACCCTGGGCTCGGAGTATCTCCCTTCTGAGCGGCGCTTGTTGATGTGCTTGTCCACAACACGTTTAATCTTCTTTTCTGCGCCTTTTCTTTGGGCCCAGTCCTTTGTGTCAGGACTCCCATCTCCTGGTGCGACGCTCTTCACTAGGTCGTCTAGCGCTGTCTCTGCGTCTTTTTGTTCTACAACCTCAAGAACAACAGTGCCGTCATCTCGTATTTCGGCTACACGGATAGCACCACCGGGGATGATGAGCTTCTGTACGCCATCGTCTTTTTCTTTATCAAATGACCAATCTGGGAATATGCCTTTACTTCCCTCGGGGACCCTAATAACAATCTTTCCTGGGCCGGTTGGGTTCGAAGAAGTTGGTATGCGTCCAGTTAGCTGACTATGGTCCAGTTCTGTTAGTTCGCCGCGAAGTATCTTCTGAAGCAGTTCTTCTGGTATTCCATCTGCAAGCTCCATCTCTATTGTCTCGGACAAGGAAGACTTGTCCATCAACTCCAGGAATGGGATTATTATATTTTCTAGCTGCTGCTCGAGGTCCGCTATGTATCTGTTTTTGGGGTCATCGTCTAGACCAAGTTTTTGTGCTCTTCTTCTTCTTCTTGCTATCGCGGCAATAGCGCTCATTACCTGGTCTGGGTCAAGAAGTTTTCCTGTGTCGTTTTCTCCGTCGCCCATCTCGACCAACGCATCGCGCTCTTCCCACGTGGCTTGCTCCAGGAGCTTGTCTCTTTCGTCTATGGCGTGAGTACGCGCGCCATTTTTACCGTTATGAGAATCAAACTTCTTTGCCGGTTTCTTTTTTTTCTTGCCGCCAGTGCTGGATAATCCACCACCATCATCTCCCCCGATTACCTCTGGTTTTGACTTTTCCTTGAGCTTGCCCCTGAGTTCTTTTATTGCGTCTTCCCTATCTATTGAGTCAACACCTGAGGTTCTTCTCTTGATGTATTCGTCTCTATAGACTTCAGCCATTTTTTTAATAACATCGCGCTCTTCGGGGGTGAGACCCTCTGCTTTGCGCGACAATTCGGCATCGACAAACGAATCAACTAGGTCGTCTAGGGTCATCGATGAGGCATCTGTTTTTACTGTTTCAATGAAAGCCGCTTCTGCGCGTTCTTTTACTTTTTCTGGAGACAGAGTTCCTCTATCTGCCATTTTATCGGCGAGCATTTCTTCAAGGCGGTCCATGGCTTCGCGCGATGGCAACACGGTAAACCTTTTTGCCCAGGCCTTGGTTAGTTCGTGAATCATTCGGCGCGCAGTGTCTCTATCTGCTACCTCTTTCCAGAGTGAGTCAGCTGTTTCGTCGGAGCCTTCAAGCGCCTCGTCCATGATTGCCAGGTCTTCGTTGAGTGTTACAAGCATGTCGATTATGTCGTCTTCGGACATAACTTTTGCGCGCTCTTTAAGCCGCTTGATTTCCTCGTTTTTGGCCTCGATATATCTTTCTTTTACTCTTTCAGCTCGCTCTTTGGCAATTCTGCTCCCGGCATCGTAGTAAGTGTCTGCCACAGCTCTAATTGCGTCAGCATCTGACGCAGCTCTATCGGTAAATGTTTTTCCAAACGAAACGTCATCCATGTATTCGAGAGCGGCA